GGAACGCCTTCGCCTCGCAGGTCTGGTAAGATAGACTTTCGGTTGTTGGTATAGAATTAAGAAGAAGGCATCGGATAGGCAGGAGCCCCCGGTGCCCCAGACTGGAGTGCCGCTTCCGGCGCGGCCTCCACGGGAACACCGTTCTGCTCCGCTGATTCGATTTCGGCCTGTCGCGCCTGCCGTTTCTGCAGAATCTTATCCACATACGGCTTGCTGCTTGCCTCCAGGTATTCCTCGAAGGTGATGAATCCGTTTTGCAGGAACATGAGAAGGTCCTGCTCCTGCATTTCGCGGAAGACGGGAGTGTCCGCGCTCTCCTTGATGCGCAGGTCGTATTCGAGGTCGCCCACCTCGTTGAGGTTGAGCTTGTTCGTGTCGAAGATGCTGTCGATCTGCCCCGCAATCTTCTCGAAGCGGTCCGTGTCGTAGAACATGCAGATGTTCTTCATCTTCTTGTTCAGCACGGACAGGACGAAGTTGTGGAACTGCTCCATGAGGGCGGCGATTGGCGTGGACGCGTTCGCGCTCATCTGGGCGTACAGGGTTCCCGATGTGCCGGAGTTCGGTGTCTTGCCCTGCAACGCGCCATTGACGGGCGAGCCTGCGTCCATGAGGCGCGAATAGGTGGCGAGCAGTCCGCTCACATCGAAGGTCTGCGCCACTCCGTTGAACTGCTTCGGCATCAGTCCCTCCTGTCCGGGTTCGAGGTCCACATACACGATGTCGTCGATGCTGGCCCACGCCCTCGCGAACTCTATCTCCGTGAGCTTGTCGCCCAGGAGCTTTCGGGGGACGACCGTAACGCCCTTCGCCTGCGCACGGACGAGCCAGTCGTGCAGGACGACCGCGCGGTTCATGGCGATATTGTGGTCGATCGCATCGTTCATGTAGCCGACGATCCTGCCGTCGAGATAGGAGAAGATGCAGAAATTGAACGGGTGCGAGCGGTCAGCGTAGGGAGATTCGCCCTCCCACAGGACGGTCCCGTCGGGAGCGAGGAAACGGCAGTACCAGTATGTATCGACGAAGAAGCCGTTACGCTCCGTCTCGTCCTTGCCGTAGCCGTCGCCGATGATGTACGGCACATCGTTCTCGTCCCAGCCGGACTGGACGGCCAGTTTCCTGCGCCGCTCGTTCTCGGTCTTAATCAGCCTGCGGTACTCCTTGTCGTCGGCCTCGATGATTTCCTCGGTGCCGGCGTTGGTGTCGTGCAGGCGTATCATCGCCCTGGTCTCCTTCGTCCACACCTCGCACACGAAGCACTTGGTGGGGTCGGACGAGCGCATGAACAGGATGTTGTCGTCCTCGAACCGGTCCGCGAACTCGCGGGATTCTTCCTCCTTGAACGGGACGGACTGGTTGGCGTAGATGTCCTTCAGGACGGCGTAGTCGGACGGCTTGCGTGCGAACTGGGCGCAGATGTCCTCGAAGGAGCCGTAGAAATAGCGGCCCACGATGGAGAAGTCCCAGAAACGCGGGTCCACCCCGTCCCCGTCGAAGAACATATGATTCGGGTTGATGTACTGCGTCCAGGAATCCAGCCTGCGGTTGGGGCCGTGCTTGTCGTCGTAGGATTCGTAGGACGCGGCGAGGCCGCCGATGCAGAGTTCGCGGATCCACTTCATGTAAAGCTCCGGCATGACATTCTTGTCGCAGTTGGCCTGCAACGCCTCCGTGACGATTTCGCCGTACTGCTGCTCGTCCCTGTCGATGGCGTGGCAGACAGGCTCGTTCTTCTCCTTCACCATCACGCCGGCGATGGTATCGACGCGGTTCTTGATCTGGTTGGTCTGGATGACGACATTACCCGTGGACATGAGATACTGGCGGTAAGTCATGGACTTGCCGTTTACGGTTATCGTGTCTGCCCACTGGTCTCCGTCATAGAAACGATGCGCCCTCGCCCGTTGCTGACGGAACTCGTCGAGATTCTGCCATACCGTCTCGCACCGGTGGAGCATCGCGACATCCTTATCCTTGACGCGCAGCTCCTTCTTGCGGACGCGCACGGAATCCATCTCGGCGGTGGTCGCGTTCCGTTTTATGAGTCGTTCAGCCTTGAACATAGAGAAAAGTTCACTTTATGTTGCGAATCTGATAAAACGAACTTCCTTTCTTGGTCTATCTTTCCCAACCGAAGGCCGTCAGAAGCTGTATCCGAAGGTGATGCCCGCACCTGCGTATGGTTGCAGTCCCTGTGGCGTGTAGCCGACACCGACCTGCGGTCCCACGGTGAACGACCAGCGCCTGCGGTAAGGCCGGGTGATGTATTTCTCGTCCTGCCTGATCCATATATCGACAAGTTCCGGCTCGAACCCTCGGATTGTCACCCTGTAATTCTCCCCTGGGTAGGTCTTTTCCTCGATGGGGACCTCGACGAGGACGGAATCGCGGACCGCAGTCGTGTCGTGGACTGCCAATGTGTCATGCACGGGGAGAAAGACGAGCTTCGGGAAGACCGGTTTCGTCTCCGGCTCCACGACTGGCGCGGGAATCCACTTTGTTACGGTCACGGTGTCAGGCTTGCCGGCAGGGACGAACACTGACCTGTGTCCGACGCGCCAGCCTGCCCAGTATCCGACGAGGGCCATTACGACGGCCAGCAGGACCGCCCAGGCTACGAGTATGTATCCGGCTTTCCTATTCATTTCCGTCTCGGTTCACTTTTCCGAGCCTGTCGGCCCATTTCTCGGTGTAGAAGGAATAATAGCTCACTCCCCTGCTCCCGTTCCACCACGCGGCCCACAGGAGGGAGGGCAGGCCGATCACAAGGAGGTAGAGCGGTCCGAGGTATCTCGACTGGAGGTAATGGCCGTATTCGTGCTTCTCCGTCTCGCCCTTGTAGTCCTTGTACCTGTCGTTCACGACGATGTACTGTCCGAGGGAGATTCCCCCGCGCATACGGCTCCCGTAGTACAGCCGAGCCAGGCGGTCTCCGTCCCCGAACGGGAAACGGCGCTCCGGCTGGAGGACGAGGACGAACACAAGGCCCGCTATGTTCTGCGGGAGCTGCCAGATGTAAAGTAGCGTTTCGATGACTTTCTTCATAGGCTGAAAAGAAAGCGGGGAGATTTCACAACCGCCCCGCTCGACACAACAATTCTTAACACAAAACTTCGATTATGGTTTACTTGACGATAAGGTCTTTGGTTTCGCACCGTTGCGATCCCGTGGAGGAGTACAGGCTGATGTGAACCCACTTGACCTTGCCTTTGGTTTCCCACAGGCACTGGTCGAACTTGACTTTGTTCTTGATGAGCCACTCCTTTACGAACTTGCCGAACTCCTCAATCTTCCCGTTGGCCGGCAGGAGGTCCACCGCATAGCCGTACTTGTGCCCAGATGTGAGAACCCCACCGACCGCCTTGTTCAGTGCATCGCACCGAAACCCGGATGTAACGATAATGCCGCTGCCCCACGCAATCCGTAGTGGCTCAAGGATGATCCTGGTAAGCTCCGACAGGTGCGCGACCACCGTAAACGAAGGGAAGTTGTCAATCTTCTTCTTCGTCGCCACATCGGAGGCGCACAGCTCCTTCAACGAGAAATACCTGAACTCTGCCATATCAGTTCTTTGCCCTTACTTCGTGTTCCAGTCTATCGACCTTCTCCTTGAGTGACTGATTCTCGAACTCCAGCTGGGTGACACGCTTGTCACTGTCCATCTTTGCCCTCGTCACTTCCAGCAGTTCCTTGCGGACGGCGCTCAATTCCTCGCCCTGCTGCTTGTAGAGTGATTCCATGTCGTTGATCTGCTTCTGCAGGGACTCGAACCTCGCATCCTTGGCCTCGACCGCGGCCTGTTCCGCCCTGGCCCAATACTCCTTCTTCGTGTAGCGGAAAAAGATAAACTGGAAGATGTTCAGTCCTCCGAAAAGGGCGGCAAGTATGCCGAGAAGCGTTTCGTTCATTTCCTGTCCTCCCTGTTAGCTGATTGAGATAGCGGTGCAGGTAACGGTGGTTCCGCTACGGGTGGCAGAATAGTACACGCTGCCGTCAGACGGAACGAGAGCGTCGCTGTCAAGTTCGTATTTCACCTTGCTGAAGGTGATGGAGTACGCGGTAGCTGAAGTGTATGTCACTCCGTCGATGTCG